GTTAAGTATTAAAAAGTTATTGAGAGTAGCATTGGTATTATCCCTTGCTCTATTTCCCCTGCTTTTAATAATTGATAAAGCCCACGCAGCAGAAGGTTTAACTGCTCAGGTCTATAATGTACTAGGACAAAATGGTTCTCCCTACATACCCCAGGGAGCCTCTCCAGTCGTCACTACTAATGTACCCAACATTGACTTTCAATGGGGTCTTGGCAGTGTCTTAGGTGGCCCCTCAGAGGATGTTATTGTGCGCTTTACAGGGTCAATTAGAAGTGATTCTACTCAAGAAATATCATTTTTAGCAACAGCAGACGATGGAACTAGGCTGTACATTGATGGAGTCTTGGTGGCAGATGACTGGGTTGACAAAGGTGGCGGAGGAACTACAACTGATCCAATATCCTTCACAGCAGGAGTACCTAAAACAATAGAATTAATGTATTATGAAAATGGCGGGGGAGCAAAGGTATTCCTTAATTGGAATCAATCTGGATCAATGCAGATCATCCCAGCAGAAGCCTTTACATCTCAAGCAGCACCAGTAGTAAAAACAATAGGACCTCCAAGAAATTTAACTATTATTAGTGGAGAAACCTCAACAATATTAAACTGGGAAGCACCCGACACTGGTAACACACAACCAGAAAGATATGCAATAAGTTTTAATTGTTCTGGATGTAATGGTTGGGGAATTGCTACTGGAAATGTTGGCGGACCAAACTCTTTAAATACAACAATTACAATTGACCATTCCTTGCTAGATGGACTTATGCCAGCAGGAACAGTCTGGTCATTTCATATTAGATCAGATAACGATACCTTCTCCCTTTACTCTGCAAATTCAAATGTTGTTACTGGTTCTACATATGTAGCCCCTGCTCCAGAACCTACACCTACACCAGAACCTACACCTAGCGAAACATCAACTGTAACATCTGAAACATCAACTGCAACAACACCAACACCAACACCAACACCCGAAACAACAACTGTAACAACACCCAGCGAAACTACAACGGTTACAACTCCTACAGAAACAACAACCGTAACAACGCCTTCGCCTAGCGAAACATCAACAGTGACAGTACCAATTGGACCAACTGAAGCAGAAATTGCAGCAGCAACTGCAGCACAAGCGGCGGCGCAAGCAGCAGAAGCAGCAAGAATACAGGCAGAGACAGCAGCATTGATTGCAGCCCAGGCAGCAGCAGCCCAAGCGGAGGCTGAAAGAATTGCAGCACTTCAAGCAGCACAAGAAGCAGAAAGAATTAAAGCAGAAGCAGAGGCCCAAGCAGAGGCTGATCGTATAGAAGCCGAGATTGAAGCAGAAAGAATTCAGGCAGAAATAGAAGCCCAAGCAGAAGCAGATCGTATAGCAGCAGAAATTAAAGCAGCAGAAGAAAAAGCAAAGGCAGAGGCAGAGGCAGAGGCTGAACGCATAGAAGCAGAGCGCATAGCAGAAGAAGAAAGAGTCATTGCAGAGGCAGAGGCTGAGGCTGAGCGTATAGCAGCAGAAGAAGAGGCAATTGCAAAAGCAAAGGCAGAGGCAGAGGCTGAAGCCCTTGCAGAAGAAGAAAGAATTGCGGAAGAGGAAGAGGCAAAAGAATTAGAAGAAGCGTTGGCTGAAGAAGAAGCAGAACAAGAAGAGTTAAAAGAAATACTTGAAGAAGCCAAAGATGGAAAAGAATTAACTGAAGAACAAAAAGAGGTTGTGGTTGCAGCACTAATAGAAAATCTTAAGCCAGGAGAATCTATTTCTGCAGCAGAAGTTCAGGCATCTGGAGTATCTTATGCAGATCTTCCAGCAGAAACACCAATTGAACTAAGAACATCTGAATCTGGCGAGGTATTAATAATTACAGCAGAGGTTGCAGCAAATGTAGAATTAGTTCAAGATCCAGGAGCATTATTAGAAGCAGTCTTTACTGATCCTGGTGCAGCCCTAGCAGCCCTTGGAAGTATTGGTGCAGATATGACTGAAGGCGAAAGAGAAGAAGCAACAGACATGGTTATAGCAACGGTTGTAGCAGCAGGTGCAGCAATTAATGCAGCAGCAGTAGCAACAGGTGGAGCAACAGGCGGAAGCACAGGCGGTGGAGGAAGTTCTGGTGGAGGCTCAGGCAGCAATTCACCAGGTTCAAGAGGAGGAAGAAAATGGTAAGAGTAATAAAAAATATAATGAAAGACCTAGTAGATCAGGCATGGACTCTTCTTGGAATGTTTATTGCCTGGGTTGTATTAGATGGTAGTGCAAAAACAATAGTTGGCTATGGAATCATGGCTACATTAGCACTTTGGATTATAACTAGTCCTATTAGAAATAGAGAGGAGTAAACATGAACAGTATTACAAATATTTGGAACATTCTCATGCGTATTGTTGCGGTATTTGCAGCAAATGCATTAGCAGTAATTGGCGCTGGTGCAATCGCAGGTATCTCAGTAGCAAAAGCAATGACAGTAGCAGGCCTTAGCGCAGTAGCAGTTGTTGTTGAGAAGTTGGCTCGTGCATTTATGGATGACGGACGACTCACAAGAGATGAGATTAATGCAGCATTTTCCACCACAGACAAGAATGCAAAAACTGTGCAGGATGAAGCAGTTGAAAAGCGCAGAGCAAAATCAAAGACAGCATAATTAAACATCTTTGACCCTATTTGACAGCCCCTCTCAGGGAATGGTATACTTAAATATATCGCTTTGGGAGGGGTTTCTGCATGACTTGTATTGCAGTCGTTCGTGATGAAATAAACAATAAAATCTTTATGGCTGGTGATCGTGGGGCATCTGATGATGGTACCATTCTAGCACTATCTAGTCCAAAGGTTTGGAAACTAGGACCCTACCTTATTGGATATGCTGGTTCTATGGATGGTGAGCGCATTCGCTATAACTTTAACCCCTATGTTCCAGATATTAAAGATACAGATAAGTTTATGCAGACTAAGTTTATTAAACAACTTAGAGCATTCTATAATGACTTTTGGGTTGACACATCTAAGGATGGAGATCTTGGTTTAATAATTGCTGTTCGTGGACAAATTTATGAGCATAGTTCTGGAGATATGTCTTTGTCTAAGTATACGCTTCCTTATCTTGCTATGGGGTCAGGTGCTGAATATGCTTATGGATATTTAAATGCCACAGAAAAAACAAAAGACGCTAGAAAGCGTGTAGTTGGTGCAGTAAATGCAGCCATTAAATTTAGCCCATCCTGTATGGGTCCAGTTGACGTAGTAAGCGTTTAGGGGTATACTTTTAATATGCATAAAGAAGATGACATAGAAGATGCAGAATTTGGTATCTGGTTAACAAGCGGTATTGAGCGGGGATGGATCTCAGACCCGTACTGCAATACTCATGATGGTGGATACGAATATATGGATGAAGAAGAAGTTCAAGAATGGGAAGACGGTGGCGACCCATGTTGTCATGTAGTCCGTCTAATGATATAAGGAGAAAAATGAAAATAAAATCAATAGTTGCTAGTATTGTACTAACTTTTGGGGCACTTACATTTGTATCTGCACCTGCACAAGCAGGAGAATGTTCTGCAGAGGATCCTTGCCACACATATGCAATGGTAAACGATGCTGGTGTAGTTACAAATATTATTGTCTGTCAACCATCAGTATGTGGTAGTGGAACATTTGCTGGTTCACGAGTTGTTCCACAGGTTGCAGCAAATCCTGAAACACATCAAAATCAAGGTGGGTACCTTTCAAATCCAGATAGCACACCAGTTGTAGAGTCAAACGGTAGATTTACTTTAACTAACGATAATTCAACAGTAACTACAAGTGTAATTCAAAACGAAACAGGCAGAACTGTTTTGTCAACATCATTAGAGCCAGGAGTTCAAAGTTCTTTTACTTTTAACGATACAGTTGGTCAGACAGATGGTCGTCCAATTATGAGAACCGAAACAATGGATAATTCTATTGGTGCAACATTGACGGCATCAGAGGTAGATATTGAAACATCAACTGTTGTAGTCGGTACAGGAGAAACATCAACAGTCATTATTGAAAATGTTGTGCCAATTGTAACAGAGTCAATCACTTTTACTGAAAGAAAGACTGAAAAACAGGTAGAAGATGCACTTGCTGACTTTGTAATCCTAAACAGAAACATCCATTGGTTTAAAATTTCTCTTATGAGATGGTTCTTGTAGGATAGGGTTTTGGTCTGTAACTCAGTTGGTAGAGTGGCGAACTGTTAATTCGCAAGTCGTAGGATCGAGGCCTACCAGACCAGCCAAGTCTCCATCGTCTAGGGGCCTAGGACGTTGCCCTTTCACGGCAATAACACGGGTTCAAATCCCGTTGGAGACACAATGCGGATATTGCATAGTGATAGTGCGTAACCTTGCCAAGGTTAATGTGCGGGTTTGATTCCCGCTATCCGCTCCAATTACCAAAAGAATGATATAATGATCTTATATTATCTTAGGAGCAATTAATGACTATCTCGGTATTTCCAGTGGCAGTAACATCAAGTATTAATGCTAACTCAGTTACGGCTATAACGGCAAACACATTATATGAAGGCAGAGTAACTTTAGAACCTGCTATTTATCAAATTACCTGTGCATCTGGAACAGTTGCTAATGTTCAGTTTCTTTCTTCATCAACTTCACTTATTACAACATCTACAACATCTTCTGGAACTGTTACACTTAACCTTGGTACCACAGCAGATAGAATAAGAGTATGGACAAACACTGGTTCAAGCATTGTTGTAACTATTACTAAACTAGCAAATGCTCTTACTAATCAATTTACTGGAACCCTAGATACAGTAACAGCAACTAGTACATACACAGGAACATCAGCATCAGGATTTGCATATGTAGTTCTTGGTGGTGCAGGTGGCGGTGGCGGAGGTGGGCAGGCCGCAAATGGTAACACTGGAATTGCAGGAGGTGGTGGTGGTGTAGCCCACGGAATTATTGCACTTACTGGTTCTATGTCTGTAACTATTGGTGCTGGTGGTACTGCTGGTCCTGCGTGGAACGGTGGTTCAGCAAATGGAGGTAATGGTGGTGCAAGTACTTTTGGTGGAATGACTGCAAATGGTGGTCAAGGCGGTGGTGGTGGAACCACTACTAACTCAGGCGGTGCTGGTGGTACTGCTACTGGTGGAACTATTAATAACACTGGTAGTAACGGTGGCGGTGGCAGTGGTAATAATGCTGGTGTTGGAAGTTCTGTTTGGCCATTTGTTGTTGGAACCCTTGGAACTGGCGGAAACTCACCATATAGCAACGTAAACCCAGGAACTGCTGGCACTGGATATACAGCAGGTGGCGGTGCAGGTGGCGGTATTGGTGGTTCTGGTCCTGCAGGTGGTGCTGGTGCTCCAGGTGTTCTTTACGTATTAAGGTTTTAATTAAATTATCACGAAAGGATAATTAAAAATGGCAATTTCAATATTCCCAGAAGTAGCAGGATCAACACCTCAGCAAAATTTAACTTTAAGGCATACCCTTACATCATCTGGATCAGTAAGTATCCCTGCTGGAATTACACAGGTTTATGCAGTTGTCATTGGCGGTGGCCAAGGTGGTGACAATGGTGGTGGATCATTTGATGGCGGTATGGGTGGTGGTGCTGGTGGACTTTCTTGGGGCTGGACACCAGTTCAATCTTCCGTAATAGTTGGAGCAGGCGGTTCTGCTGGTAGTTTTGGTGGTCAATCACGTTATGGACACATTGTTGGTGGTGGAGGCGGAAACGGAATAGGCGCTGGTGGTAAAGGTGGAACTGCAGGATTCGGTGGTCAAAACGGTGGTCAAGGTGGAATTGCAGGAGTTAGACTGACAGCAGGTACTGGTGGTGCTGGTGGAGCAGGTTACGGTGGCGGAGGTGGAGCAGCAGGTGGTTCTTCCGATGGTGGTGTAGGTGGCGCTGGTGGTTCAGGAACTTCTGGTGGTGGCGGTGGGTTTGGTAGAGCAAGTTCAAACCCTGGTGGCGTTGGCGGATCTGGTGCTATCGGCGGTGGCGGCGGTGGTGGACATAACCAAGGCGCTGCAGCAGGAGGTAGCGGTATTTTTGCAGGCTCTGCTTCTGGTGGTGGCGGCGGTTATCACGCTGCAGGTTCTGGTGCAAATGGAGGCCAAGGCGGTGGAGGCGGCGGTGGTGGCTCTAGCGGTGGTGGCGCTGGCGGAAGTGGTGGAAGCGGAATTGTTTATCTTTATTACTAAAAGGAGAAGGTATGAAAAAATTTGCAGTACTTCAAAATAATATTGTAGTAAATATAATTTTAGCAAATTCAAAAGAAATTGCAGAAGAAGTAACTAGTTTAGAGTGTATTGAATATACTGATGAAAATCCAGCACTTGTTAATGATACTTGGGACGGTACTAACTTTGTCTCTCCAAGTATTTCTGTTGAAGAACCAACAGAATAATATACTATAACTAACTATAAATTAAAAACTACTCAAAACCTTTGATATAATAGTATATAGGTCGCCTTATGGGGCCTATTAACTTATTCGCTTGAAAGGGGAATAAAATGGTAACACAGTTCGCAATGGATCTATTCAATGATCCTTTTTTTATTGGATTCAACAGAGAGTTGGGTCGTCTTAATACAGCACATAAAACAAATACAACATCATATCCTCCATACGATCTTCTGAAACTAGATGAAGATACGTATAGACTGTCTATTGCAGTAGCAGGATTTAGCAAGAATGATATTGATGTGTCAATAGACAATGGTACTCTTATTATTAAGGGTGAAATTGTAGAAGTCACAGATGCAGAAGTAGTTCACAAAGGCATTGCAAGTCGTAAGTTTACACGATCATTTGCACTGGGTGAATATATGGAAGTATCTTCGGCTGAACTAAAGGATGGCATGCTACATATCAATGTAGATCGCATTATTCCTGAAGATAAAAAGCCTAAGTCTATCAAAATCAAGTAGTATACTTGTGTTGGTCCCTACACAGGACCTTAGAGATGGTAATAGTTACCCATTATATCTACCGTGGCCTAGTGCCTGGAATGCCTGTGTAGGGCTTTACATTTAGGTGTATAATTAAGATCTATGTCAGATAAAGAATTGGCAGTTTATAATAAACAGCAATTCAAGATGCGTCTTAGACTAATCAAAGAGGCAAGTGGCTGTGTTGACTGTGGAGAATGTAATCATATAGTTTTAGATTTTGATCATCTTCACAATAAAAAATATAATATTTCTAGGATGATTCACGACGGATTTTCCTGGGCAGCAATAAAAAAAGAAATAGAAAAATGTGAAGTAGTATGTGCAAACTGTCACAGGATAAGAACTCACAACAGGTTGACAAGCAAGACTGCTTAATGCTATAATTGAAATACTAACTTTAGGAGGTTATATATGGCTGTCAAAGGCTCATTAGAAGCAATCATTGAGGTTGCAAAGAAAGAAGTTGGAACCATTGAAGGTCCCAAAGATAATGAAACAAAGTATGGTAAATGGACTGGAATGAATTTTCAGCCATGGTGCCAATCATTTGTCTCTTGGTGTGCATTCACATCTGGCTTAGATGCAAAGAAGTATCCAAAATCAGCATCAACAGTAGCAGCATCAGATTGGTTTAAAAAGAATAATCGTTGGGCAGATGCTCGTAATGACGATCCCACACCAGGTGACTGGATCTATTTTGATTTCCCAGATGATGGTGTAAATCGTATTTCACACGTTGGTATTTGTATTAAGAACAACGGAGATGGAACTATCCAGGTTATTGAAGGAAACACTTCAGGAACTGCAAAGGGAGACCAACGAAATGGCGGTATGTGCGTAGAGAAAACTCGTGCATATGTTAAGAACAACAAGAAGAAGTTACTTAACGGAATCGTGGGTTGGGGCCGTCCAGTATATGCTGGTGAAGAAGGCGCTGCACTGCTCTTAAAGGCAGAGGTAGCAATTCCTGCAGCCAAGAAACCAGCGGTAACTAAGGTATTGAAGAATAAGTAATGCCAGCATACGAATATATATGTACTAATACTTGTGAAGGTGTGGTCATTAAAGTTCGTTCTATTAAAGAAGACGATCCAGGGTATGAGTGTGAAACTTGCACTCTACCACTGGAGCGTGTATACTCTAATGTAGCAGCAATTTTTAATGGTGCTGGCTTTTATTCAACGGACAACAAAAAATGAAAATAACCTTTGTTCCTGGCACAAAAGAAATAGAGGATGTTGTCATGTTTCCAAAACCAGCAAAAAGTTTTATTCCAGATTGGTATAAAGATATAGCAGCAGGAAAAGATTTAATTAATGTAAAAAAATGTGTTCCATTTTTAGACTCTATGTCTAGTGGATACATTCAAACAACCTGGTGTGACATTAATGTTATAGATAAAGAAGATGGACTAAAAGTTGTTTTTGATAGCCAGGTGCCGCTATTTGATTATAGAGAAACATCTGATATGCCAGTTGATAACTTTTTTTACAACATTGAGTTTATATGGAAAAGACCATGGTCAACGATCTTGCCAGATGGGTATTCTGCGCTTGTGGTACATCCCTTAAATAGGGTTGATCTACCATTTATGACACTTTCAGGGATTGTTGACTTTGACAAGTCAATACACGCTAAAATAGGAAACATACCATTTTATATTAAAAAAGGTTTTACAGGAATAATCCCTGCTGGAACTCCAATGTTTCAAATAATACCTATAAAAAGAGAAGACTGGAAGTCTGAAACTCAACAGTATAGTGATTTTTTTTGGGAAAAAAAGATAAACGAAAGAAGAGGGATTGCTAATTTTTACAAAAAACAGGTTTGGCAAAAAAAGTCTTTTGAATAAATTTTAACACAGGTTGTGTTGATAACTATAGAAACTAGGAGTATACTATGAATATGACGATAACAGAAGACATTGTAGAAAAACAGTGGGTGCTTAAGGCTACAGACCGTTGTGATTCATGTGCAGCAGAGGCATTAGTTAAGATTTCGGGTATTACTGGAGATCTTTTGTTTTGTGGCCATCACTATAACAAAATTATGGACAATTCGGAATCTTATAAAAAAATGATGGCATTTATGCTTACGATTATTGATGAACGAGAAAAGTTAGTTAAGGAATAAAAATGATTATTCAGATTATTGGTCTTCCTGGTTCTGGTAAAACGGAATTAGCAAAGGCCCTTAAAGAGCGTATTAATGCTATCCATCTCAATGCAGATGAGGTTCGTGCAACAGTCAATTCAGATTTAGGTTTTGCACCAGAAGATAGAATTGAACAGGCTCGTCGTATGGGAGAGATGGCAAGGCTTATCTCTAAACAGGGTGTTGCTCCAGTAATTGTAGATTTTGTTTGTCCTACTGACTTAACTCGTGCAGCATTTGGTAAACCAGATATTCTTATCTTTATGGACACAATCGCTGAGGGTCGTTTTGAAGATACAAATAAAATGTTTGAGCGTCCAGAAGTTGCTGATTTCTATTTCACTAATCACGAATTAGAACCTGAACAAAAGGCATCTCGTATCATTGAAAAGTTTAGACTGCACGATTGGTCTGCACCTACAACCCTTATGCTAGGTAGGTACCAGCCTTGGCACGAAGGCCACCACGCCCTTTATAAAGAGGCTGGCAATAGAACTGACCAAGTGCTTCTTGGAGTACGCAACACCTACAACACAAGTGAGAAAGATCCACTTAAGTTTGATCAGGTAAAAGAATATATTGCCAAGGATGAATTTATGGATGGGGTATTAGTACTAAGATTACCTAACATTACTAACATTGTTTATGGTCGTGATGTAGGATATAAAATTGAACAAGTAGATTTGGGCGCAGACATTCATGCTATTTCTGCTACGCAAAAGCGTAAGGAAATGGGTATATGAATGTAACCAAACAAAGATCAGCATTAAAAGCAATTACCTGGCGTATAATTGGAACAGCAGATACCTTTGTTATTTCATGGGTCATAACCAAAGAGCCAGTTACAGCAGGAGCAATTGCAAGTTTTGAGGTATTAACAAAAACAATTCTTTATTACTTCCATGAGCGTGGTTGGAATAAAATTAAATGGGGGAGAAAATAATGTATGAATACTATGTAAGAAAAGTAGAAAATGTAGTGGATGGAGATACCATCGATGTTCTTATTGATTTAGGGTTTGACATTTTGTTTCAATCCCGTGTACGACTGGCTGGTATTGATACCCCTGAGTCTCGCACAAAAGATCTTAAAGAGAAGGCTCTTGGTCTTGAGTCTAAGGAGTACCTAAAGAAGGCTCTAAAGGATGCTAAGTCTGTTATTATCAAGACTGAAAAGATGGATTCATCTGAAAAGTATGGTCGCATTTTAGGCTGGGTATATATCAATGGAGACACAGTATCTCTAAATGACATGATGATTAATGATGGTTATGCTTGGGGATACCTAGGAGATACCAAGGTAAAAGATTTTGATGAACTTGCAAAGGCTAGAAAGAAATCTGGTAAGTGAGACACATTCTTTACTTTACTGCTGAGTGGTGTAACCCATGCAAGAAGGTAAGGCCAATTGTTGAAGAACTTAATCGTGAATCGGCTGATATAAGGTTTCAAATCGTTGACGCTGACTCTGAAGTTGATCTCGTAAAATCATTTGAGGTCAGGTCAATTCCTACATTTATTCTTATTGAAGATGGCAAAGAGATAAAAAGACTCTCTGGAGCACAGACAAAGGATCAACTGTTAGGGTTAATGAACAATGAGTGAAGACTATACTGATATTTTTGATATGCTCATTTTAAATGGAGCAATTGAGGTTATAGGTCTTGACCCTATATCAGGTGAATTTTTATATTCAATGACAGAAAAGATGATTGAAATCATGCCTGAAGTTTATCAGGAACATCTTAACCAGGTAAACCACCAGATAATGGGTCTTTGGGAAGATGGCTTTGTTACTGTTGATTTGCTAGATGAGAACCCTATGGTCAATCTAACACACAAGGCATTCATTCCAGAAGAATTATCAAAAATGAGCATAGAGTCCCTAGAGTGTCTAAATGAGATAAAGAGAGTTCTAGCAAAGTAAATTCTGCTATAATCAGTATATAGGTCTAGGAGGATCATCATGCCATATAAAGTGGGAGCAAAAGGATCGTTTGGGTGCGCTGGCTACCCTGCCCTTAAAGAGGGTACAAATGAAGTAATGGGATGCCATACATCAAGAGCAGCAGCATCAGCACAAATTTTTGCTATTAATCGTAGTGAAGGTAACATAGGAAAGGCTGCTACCTCTTTGGTAGAAGGTGACTTTGCTATGACTGAGCACGGTGGAGAAGGAGATTTTCACATTGGTCAGGTTGTACACATTATGTATGAAGGCATGCTTGGAAATACTGGTACAGAGTACGCATTGCAGGCAACACCAGAAAATCCAGCGGTACTAATTCAATTATTTGAACAAGAAGAAGATGGAACATGGGAAGCAACAAGACTCTATAGTGCTTGTAGTATGGGACTAATGGTAAAAATTCCACCATTAAAAACAGAAGAGTCAGAAGAGATGGACTCAGAAACTATGATGGCAATGTATGATTCATCAATTGGCAAAGCAAAGAAACCTAACTATGGAGCAATGATTAAGCCACGTAGCGGTGGATCCTCTCCTGCAAATCCAAAACTATACGCAAGAGTAGTTCAAGCAGCAAAAGATAAGTTTGATGTATATCCATCAGCAGTTGCAAACTCTTGGGTAGTTCAAGAATACAAGCGCCGTGGCGGTACATATAAATTTGATTCAGTACAAGAAACAAAAAGTATTTGGAGTGGATTGTTTGATCCGAAAGGATTTAATAAATAATGCCAAAGAAAAAAGCGGGAGCATTTAACGCAACCCAAATTAAAGATGGAAAGATTGTTCGTATGAATAAGAATGGAACAGTTAAGTCTGTTCTTGGTGACTACTATGTTAATCATAACAAGGTGAAGAAGAATGGCTGATACATATACCCCAACTTCTGGCATGAAGGCTGCTGCAAGAAGAGCGCTTAAGTGGAAAGAAGAAGGCAAGGCAACTGGTGCTGGAACTCCTGTAGGTTGGGGTAGAGCAACAGATATTGTTAACGGATCTGCAATGTCTCTTGATACTGTTAAGAGAATGTTTTCTTTCTTTTCTCGTCACGAAGTAGATAAAAAAGGAAAAGGCTTTTATGATGGTCCAGAGTTTCCTTCCAATGGTCGCATTATGTGGGATGCTTGGGGCGGAGATGCTGGATTTTCTTGGAGCAGAAGTATTGTAGAAAGAGAAAAAAATAAAACTGAAAAGTTGTGGGCTGGAAGTCCATTTAGCATAAGGGGTAGACAATAATGGAAGATCTAACAATAGATGAACTAAAACAATTAGTTATCTTTTACAGACAAAAGTCTAATGACTTAGAGTTTGAAGTACTAAAGTTTCAACTAAAGAATGCAAGAGTGCCCGAAAGTATTCAGGTAGATAAAAAACCCAAACCATAGGAGGACTTAGTGCTATATGTCATAACCTTTGGCTTGACAATACTTGCTTCTTGGCTTATAATTAGAGTAGTAACAAAAAATAAGTATAAAAAATCTCATAGAGTTATCTATCGCCAAAGCGATATGCATAAAATGATGAAAAAGTTTTTTACTTATGAGTTACCAGAAAAAGAAGATCCTTCCTCTCAGTTGCAAAAGCGAAGAGAAAAGGATACAATTAAGGTATTGGTTATAGAAGATCAAGCCTATTGGGTTACTAGCAATATATTTTATGTTGCTAATGTAGAAAATGGTACACCTGTACCAGAAACTGCAAAGCCAGTAGACACAGCCAATATGTCCAAAAAAGATATTCAAAAGATGTTATCTATATTAGATAACTTAAGGGGTGGAAACAAAAATGATAGTGGCAGTTCAAGGAACGACTGACTTTAATGACTACCAAATTTTTTTGCGTGCAATGAGCGTTGCTCTCTCTGGCATGAAAGAAGATGATAAAGAGTTTATTATTTATTCGGTTGGCCCAGCAAAAGTCAACTCTTTTGTTTCAGAATTTTCTAATCTTTCTGAAAGAGGCATGAAGGCTCGTGGGAAAAAGATTAAGTTCTATAAAGCACCTCAGTCATGGATAGAAGAAAATATGAGTTACATTAATTACTTTGCATTTTTAACTACTACTAAACAACAAAACTTAAAACTTGTTGAACAAGCAGAACTTAATAATGTTGAAGTTGGAATTTTTAGATACTAAAAGGGGTAAAGATGATCATAAAAGACTTAGGTACAATGGAAAAAATTGTATCAAAAAATAGCGACCTAAAGTGGGTTGGCTGGGATGTTCTAGAACTCAAGAAATCAAATCTTGGCAGAACTGACGTAAATGGTATTCGCATAAACAATCAATGGTACATCAAAAAAACTTTTAGTCCTTCTCGTAATGGCTGGGAGATTCCAGGCAAGTATAAGGTGTAGACATGAAGCAGCATCTATGGAAAGACGATGCTCCGTGCAAAGACCTTGATACTAATATCTTTTTTGATAAATATGAAGATGAGCCAGATTCTAGATTTTTAGTTGATGCCTTGTGCATGCAGTGTCCATTAGCAAGAAAATGTTTTGCTAACGGCGTATCTGGTAAAGAGTGGGGAGTTTGGGCTGGTGTATACCTTGAAGATGGTAAAATATCTAGAGAATTTAATAATCACAAAACTAAAGCAGACTGGGCAGATACGTGGCAAATTTTAACAACGGACAAATAAGTGTATACTAATTCAATGAAGAGAGCATTCCATGCGGTCCAAGCACCTAAAGGTTTTTCGGTTCAACTTATTGACAACGAGCACTTCCTTACCATTAAGTTAGATGAAAGACATTTTTCTGGTCTTACACATGGTGAAAAGATTGCAGCATTGCAATATGTAGTTCAACTAAAGAATGCTTTAGAGATGGAAGGCGCTATTGTGCTAGTAACTAGAGAGGTTCTCAAATGATTTATAAAATTGCAACTGTTTCTTTGTTAGTGGCATGTATAGTATTTTTACTTTCATACATTTATACTTTAAATAAATTGGTGATAAGCAAAAAGACTGCTAGCAAACTGTATGTTGATAATTTTGCACTAGAGCAATACATAAAACTATTACAAGACTCTAAATCTAACAACACAGATCAAGAGGTTCACAAGGAAAACTTTTTGAAGTTTTTGTCTGATTCTAGAGATTGGGCATTTGCATATATAGAAGAGGTTCAGACTGGTCTAACAGAATTTATTGAAGATGTTAAGCCAGAAATAGAATACTTTAGAGAGTATGGTGACATAATTTCTATGCAACCAAATTACCATTCAATGAAAAAGATTTCAGAATCATATGATAAACTTATTAAACTATTGCCAAAGGAAGAAGAGGAAGTAAAGTGAAAGATATTTTGTTATCTACACTAACAGGTTTTGGGTGCGGTGTCGTGTTCGCAGCATTCAAATTGCCAGTGCCAGCACCACCAGTTTTTGCGGGAGTCGCAGGAATTATTGGTCTATGGATTGGCTTTACATTACTAACACGAGTTATATCCTAGGAGGAATAAAATGAATAAGAAACAACTAGAAGCACTACTAGCATCATATGGTCGCTCAGTGCTTGCATCAGGTCTAGCACTCTACATGGCTGGCGTAACAGATCCAAAGGATCTATGGACAGCACTTGTTGCTGCTATCGCACCAGTAGCAATTAGAGCAATCAACCCTAACGACAAGGCTTTTGGCGTATTGCCAGATGCTAAGGAAGTAGAGAAGGCTCTCAAGTCTGCTAAGGCACCTGTAAAGAAGAAGGCTGCAGTCAAGAAGGCAGCACCAAAGAAGTAAATAGTCAAAATAGTTAGGGCCAGTCTATTTAGGCTGGCTCTTTCTATGCTACCAGAGGAAAATATGTCAACAACAGCGCTAATAATGTGTACGTATATAAGGTTTGAAAACCTAAGTGCTACATTAGCCTGCATAAATAATCAAACAGACAAGGATTTTGATTTTTATATTGTTGATAATTCAAATCAAAACGAAAAACTTTTAAAGTATTTAGATAAGTTTAAAGGCAACTTAAATATCTCTGTTCACAATTACTCAAATGAATTTAAGCAGTTTGCTAGGTTTCTATTAGCAAGAGATCTCGCTGAAGAAGGATATGAAAAAATAATATTTATTGATGACGATGAAATAATTCCAAACACCTTTATTCAGGAATGTCATAGACAATATGAAAGCGATTGTGTAAAATCTTTTTGGGCACATAAGGTTAACTCAAGATATAAAAGAAAGATTAAAATTGTTGGCAATGAGTTAGGTAACTATGCTGGTACTGGTGGGCTTATTTGTGATGCTAAACTTTTTTTAAATGAAGACTTCTTTGACTGCCCTGAAGAATACTGGATCATTGATGATCTATGGTTATCTTATTATGTATTAAAGTTTACAGACTATAAGATTAAAGAACTCAGAACAGATATTAAATTTATTAAAGATAGAAAGGCAACATTTTTAACTCTTGGAGATTTGAAACAAAAGTTTTCCGAAGAGTTTATCCTTCCAGAATCTGAAGGTATTGATCCCTTAGAATAGATGGGTCAAAGTTTTCAAATCCAATCGTTGCAGCCTTTTCTTTTTGTTCTTTCTTATCACTGTTAACATACTTATCAATCCTTTTGCCAAGTTCTCTAACATCAGCATCATATACATCTAGTTTAACTCTTGTCATAAGTGTAGTAATTTTGCTTGATGGTATTAGCCAATCTTTTGGAAGCACCTGATTATTTGGGGATATATCAGTCATAAAAACTGGAAGGCCACTCATAAGGGCTTCATTCATTGGTAGACAAAGACCAGCATACCTTCTTGGAAGAACCATAGCATCAAAACCATCATACATTGAAGACCTGCTATCAACATTGCCTATTTCAACAGTGAGCCTGGAGTCTTGGCAATTAATATTAAGTTCGCTTTGGCTCCGAATAACTAACTCATAGTCAGCCTTGGAATGTCTGAGCATATCAATTACAGTTTGAGTACCGTTTCTATCTTTGGAAGCAACCTTTCCGCCAATATGTAGGATTCTTTTATGATCTTTTGCAAGATTATTATTTCTAACAGTGGCAAACTCTTCTGAGTCAATTGGCGGCGGTATATGAACAACAGTCGTATCATTACTAAACTTACTAATAACCTCATCTATCTTCCAGTAACTAGGAGAAATCATATAGGTTGGCAAAGGCATATCTGGTTTATTTAGATGATCAAGAAACTCATAGTTATACTGCATTAAGGTTTTGACCTTACGCCTTTGGGCCAAATTAATAAAGTGTGGGTGGTAGAAAGTTTCACAGGTTAAAACAGAATTTAATCCATCCATAAATATAGCAACCTCTTGCTTGGTTGGAAAGCCATTGGTCATTGTTACGTTATATCCTTCATACCACTCAGGATATTGCTTATTGTTATTAAATTTTGCAGAGTTAATTAGGAGAATCCTATCTGGATTTAACATTTTAACTAAATCCCTTGTTTGATTTCCTAATCCAGTATTATCGCATCTTGCAATTATTCCAAATGTCACTCTGTATATCCCCAAGCATCATCATCTGATGTAAATTTTCTTGTTCCAGCACGACCATCTAGATGATATGAACGCTTAATACTTCCTTCTGGATGATAGATCCAAAGTTTATGCTTGTCCCATCCATCATCTTGGACTACCCCGTGAAACTTATCTTCAATAAAAGTTTTCTCATCACAAGCAGGAAGAACTACTTCTCTATAATATTTAGTTAGACTAAGGTGTGGCCTTTGACTCCATTGAAGTGTTTTCATAAAGCCATCTTCAATGCCAAACATTAGATGTTCATGCTCAATAGGAATAGATGCTTCAAAGTGAAATCTAATAGTGTTAGCCTTCTCATATTCAAGCATGTCTAGACATTTCTGCCAATCAATTTCAATGTCAGGAGTTAGTGGAGCATCTCCTTCAACATAAAGTATTGCTGCTGTTTGAATATCATCAATAGTTTTTTTCATCATGTCTGTCTGATGGCTATGCTCATCAAATATTACAGGCAAAACATTTTTCCATTCATGTAAACACTTCCAGAGAACCCTACTTTTAAATTCATCGTAGTCATCCTTACGGGCCAATCTTTCTTTTCTGAGACCATCAAGTTGTAGAATGATTTCGTTGTCTGGAAAGTGTGATCTTACTGAGGATATTGTCTCATCAATAATAAAAGTATCTGGATGACTTGGAATAACTGAAGCGACTACTATAATTGTTACGTTATCTTTGTTCATAAATATCCTTCATTATCTCAATAGAAAAATCTCTTTTATATTTAATCCACCAACATACAACCTGATGCATATTGTTTGGATAATCATTAATAAGGTTAGGAAGTATTTCTTTTAATTTATTCCAGTTATTAACTTTTTCAATTGGAATTCCTGCAGGGTAAACATAATTAAAATAATCAATCATTTCACCCTTAGAATCAACAAGATCCCCAACAGGCAAAGCCAACATCTCAATAGCCTCAAAGAACCTAAAGGTGTCTATAACTTGGGCACCAGCGGGGGCTGGAACAACTCTAGCCTTTGATAGGGTGCGGTAGTACTCTTTAGGCTGTTCTCCCTGTGCAAAGCCCTTTGTAGGCTTATAGAGGGCATTGGGAAGGTCTGGCATAACCTCTGCTAACTGTTGTCTACGCTGATGGGTTATTTGTCCACCAAAATAAATGTCATATTCTTTAACAGGATAATCAGGTAGGTTAGACTTTAAATGCTGAGGTGGACCAATAAAAAATTTATTATATTTTTCATGTTTTTGATGTGGGTATTGAACCCAAATAGAAATATTAGAGTGACTAATTTTATCTACATTAAATTGAGCGCTTTCATCACCAGTTATAAACAAGACAACTCTATCAAGGTTTTTTAATTGGTTTGATATTTCTTTTTCTTTACCAGCATTTCCATGTCCAGGAATAACAACAAACCCACGATCTGCTTTTGGTATTTCTTTTACAACTATCTGACTAACATTATTTTTTTCAAATGTTTCTTTAAGTAATCCATAGTCCCATTTACCATCCGCAGCATCAAGCGGATCAATAGAATATATGTATGCATTAGTCATTTTGTAGCCCTAACAAACATCCATTCAGGATGCATATGATTTGTAAATATTAAGTTTTTAAATCCTGCATCACTTAATATTCTGTCAACTTCAAACCTTGATGTTTGATAAGAGTATGGAGAGTTCTCTTCCCCAACAACAAACTGAAAGAATAAAATACCATCAACTTTTAATTTTTCATAAGCAAGTTTTATGTAGTTAATCTTTTCTTGGTGTTCAATATGTTGAAAGACTAACATTGAATATACAAGATCAAGGTTGTCTGCAAGTTCTTGATACTTTATGTTATCTCTTTTAGGTGCAAGGTTTATCATTTCATCAGATATGTCTATCCCATAGAAGTTACAGTCTTTGTGCATATCTGCAAAAGGAACTAGCAGTCTGCCTATTCCGCAACCAATTTCTAAAACATTGTTCCATTCGTCATTATTATTTTTTATAAGATCCAAAAATGTTTCAGTAGTTGCCCACTCATCTGCAATATATTTATACCTTACATCTGGATCTTTAGCAGCGTTATCCCAAAAAGTTTTAGCATGATTCATAATAAAGATGCACCTCATGCTGGTAGTCTAAAATTATTTCAGTATATCCTAATCCCTTGATCCAGTGTCTAAGATTATATAAAGATTCATCCCATTGCTGTAACATAAACTCAGGGTGTCCAGATAGCCAAATCTTTGGTTTGTACTCTCTAAGCACCTTCTCTGCACCTCCTAGCACCCTCCATTCACTACCCTCTACGTCCAATGAAATAGCGGTAGGTGGTTTAATTCCATGATCATATACACAAGAATCTATAGTGATTTGCCCATAGGTATCTCCTTCAAGATACAATTCTTTAAATCCATGTGCTGCTTCAATTACATCATTAACTTCTGGGGGCCATTCATTGTAATATATTCTAGAAAGTTTATTTATCTTGTCAGATGCAAATCCAGGAATACATACCATGGGAATTTCTAAATTATTTGCAGTCCATGTTGCAGGAAAGTGCGACCAAACTTTAGGGTTTGGCTCAAATAAAACTACTTCTGCACCCCACATTTGACATAGTGCTGGAAATTCTCCTTCTTCAGCACCAACGTAGTAAACAACATCTTCAGTACCAATGTTCTCAGACATATGTTTTAATCTTGGTTTTTCCCACCCATGTGGTTCATACCAGTCTGGTCTATCTGCACGATGCTTAGGCAAGATCATTTCAAACTCTCCGTTTAAAACTGCTTTAACCATTTCTGTCATTTTTGCAACCATTCTATTAGTGATACCTTTGGCATCCATCCAGTTAAATTTTTAAACTTAGAGTTAGACGCAAGAGTTTCTTGAACCTCTCCAACTCTTGACGGGATAAACTTAACATCATTTGAAATCATATTAGCAATATCAAGTATAGAGTAGTTATTTCCATACCCAATATTATATACTTCACCAAACCCATCTTTTGTCTGAGATGCAAGGATGTTTGCTTCTACTACATCAGATATGTGTGTAAAGTCTCTGCGTTGAGATCCATCTCCAACTACCGTTAATGGCTTTCCTTCGTGGTATTGTTTTAAGAATAACCCTATTACTGGTGCATACTGACCTTTAAGGGGCTGTCTATTTCCGTAAACGTTAAAATATCTAAGGGATATAGTTTCTAAACCATACAAGTTATAATACACTCTTGCTAAATTTTCCCCAAAAACTTTTGCTGCGGAATAAGGTGTTAGTGGATCAGACTGCTGAGTTTCTGTGTTTGGAATAAAGGACTTTTTTCCATATGCAGAAGATGTGCTTGAATAAATTAGTCTACCTACCTTGTTAACCCTACAAAGTTCAAGAACATTGGCTGTTCCTACTGCGTTTGATTGAATAGATTTTTTAGGATTTAGTATTGCTGGCTGTATTCTTGCATCAGATGCAACGTGAAATACGCAGTCAATATCTTTAAAGAGTGGGGCAATCAGATCATAATCACAAATATCATACTTATAGTTTTGTGCTTTATCATTCCAATAGAATTGTTCATGACACTCTGCAGACTCATCATCAACACAAATAACATCATGACCAAGACTAATTAACTTATCAACAAGGTTTGATCCAATAAATCCAGCACCACCCGTCACTATACAGTTCATTGTATTCCTAACTCACTCATAATGATTTTCCATCTATGGATGTATGTATGCTCTTGCTTAGTTTTTTCATGGCCACTTAACCTGATACGCTCCCTATCAACACCATTTTCAAGATACTTGTCTATCTTAGTTCTTAGATCTTCTAAGTTACCGTGTTCATAAAAAACAATTTCTTCTTCATCAACAAAGTAATCTTCTAAACCTTTGATGCGAGGGTAGATAGTAAATCCTCCACGACCAGTACTCTCAAACAACCTATCACTAGTGTAATAAGGATAGTTAAAGTTAATGTTAAGGCTATCTCCTACTGCCACCTTGCTTTGTGCGTATATCTTATTTAACTCATCACCACGCACAGTTCCAGTGTCTCCGTCACCACCAACGTGAAGAAATCTACTTCCATAAGTCTTTCTTAGAAAATCTATAAGGTCTGATCTATACTTATGCTCGTGGTGATACCTCTTGCTACCCACAAATATTACGTCATACTTAAACTTATCTGAGTCATAGTCCTTATGGATATAACATTCTTTATCATAAACTCCTGCAGGAATAAAGTGTCCCTTTACCTGTGTGTTCTCATTAAACCAATCAGCCATCAACTTATCTACTGTAAAGAAGTGACCAATGGTTTTATAAAAGTTATCGTCTTCAAGATCCTTCTGGCGATCAAGTCCAAACCATAGATCAAGATGGTAGGTAATTGTTTCTACGCCTGCCTTCTTTAACTCAAGCAAAACATTATCCATTGTAATTCTTCCGCTTGTCTCCCAGCCATGGGTATGTACCCAAATAAATAGGTCTGAGTTCAAGGCTTGATCAAGAATTACGTGGCTTTTTGCTTGCTTTTCTTGCAATTTTACAACGGTATGCCCAAGAGATTCTAGACTCTTAGCATGATGATTCTCACTACTATAAGAAACCTCAAAGTTTCCTAGAAAAACAATTTTAGCCAACGAATTACCCCTTTTAGTTTCATTCTATTATAGCATCTCTGGTAGGATTTGAACCTACGACCTACACCTTAGAAGGGTGTCACTCTTCCGCTGAGTTACAGAGATTTAGTACACCAGGTAGGACTTGAACCTACGATAGCCGAATTATGAGTTCGGTGCCTTAACCAACTTGGCTACTGGTGCTTAATTTTAGGCTTGAGCATTCTTTCTTTAATCAACTTAATAACTTCATCAATGCCCTCAGCATATGCTTCAGTATCATCTTTAGCCCACATTAAATTACCATCCTGATCAAATGATGAACCACGATAAACTAAGTAGTCATACTTATGTTTTTCAAATAATTCAATCAGTTGTTTGCGTTCTGCTGCAATAGACTTTGAACATCCACTACAAGGACAGAGCCAGTCGCCACGAGCAGAGGTTTGATTTGGATCAGCCACCTATTAATGCTCCCAACAATAGACCAATTAAAAACATTCCAAGACCAATTGTCCAATGATAAGACTTCATCATATAATCTTTAATAATCTTATCACGAACTTCATTTGGCACATCATAATTGTTTTCCATAATTAAAGTTACCCCACTGGCTGTCTTGGAATCATCATACTACATTTTTCACAATAATCATATAGCAACCCAGTAAATGGGCATGCACCACCATAGGCTAGTCTGTGGCCGCTTATCTTACACTTAATAAATTTAATAACATTCATAATCATTTGATTTCGTTTTGTCCTCTCGCAATAGCAGCAGATATAGTAAATGCTTTTTGTGTACGACGGGACTTATTTAAACCCTTTGCTGCCCAAAGATCAGATGTAGCAAGAATATCAACTGCTATCTGTTCTCTGATTTCTTTTACAGTAAACACAATAAAGTCCCATACCTGCTTCTTTTGTTCATCGGTAAGTTCTTCTGTCCAGTTACTCATCTGACTCCTCTTCAAATTCTTTTAATGCATTTTTATTTTTAAAACAATAGTTGCAGTCTCCATTAACTATTTTAGATCCGCAATCTATACAAAACATATTAGTCTCTACTTCCATCCCAATCGCCAATTTTTGTAGTTGATATGCCGTGCTCAAACCATAACTTTAATACTGCTGGATTATCATCAATAGCATGAATGACATTCCACTGCTTCTTAATCTTAGCAAGGATCTCACTCTTTACTTCATAGTCAGGTCTAAAGTCACCATCTTTACGCATATACAAAGCGTGGTGTCCAATATCATTTTTTGCTAGCCAATATGAGGTAATGCCCCGCCAGTATTCATTACGAGAAGTAACAACGATAACATGATTCTGATCAAAGAAAGTTTGATTAACCATCTCAACTACTTCTTGATTTGGTTCAGCATTAACTGATTCAGAGTGAAACTTATCGTAATCCTTTTTAAAGTCAGGAGTATTGTGTATATTCCTGATGTGGTGTAGGTAAGGCTCAACATTTGCTAGAGTGCCATCAACATCAAATATAACTGCATTATGCATTTTTTAAAACCCTCACTATATCGTGGAACTTGTCAAAGTCACAAACATTTCTGCCAAAGTTAGCAAACCTAGTTGTGATAACAATATTCTCTTTTGTATAATCTCCATTAACATCAATCTTATCTATGCTAGGACACATAGGGTGCTTTGGCATCCAATCAGGGTGTGACTTATAGAGTAGTTCTAAGTCTAAGTCTACACCAAACCAGTAGCATTTGCCAAGTTGTCTATCCCAAATCTCTTTTAGTTCATCTGGTGTTACATAAATTTTGGCGGGGATCCATTGATGTTGATTAGGACCAGATACACCACCTACACTAGAGCCTTTACCTTCCATTCTACGCTTATTGGTAGAAGAGTTTATAACATTCCAGTTACCCTCAGAGTCTTGGCGAACACCGTTTGATAAGATGGTTGACCATAACTTTTTAAAGTAATCACGACTCATCTTTTCTCCAGTGCATAAATGATTTAATATAGACTATTCCATACGCTACCGCTGCAAATATAAAGCCATATTGTTTTGTTGTGAGGGCATAGACAATCCATAGGATCTCATTTAAGCACAGAACTAACCATCCCCAGATAGTCTTGCGACCAACAAGGAAGATTCCAGAAACGCCAATAAAGGCTAATACCCACGACCACATATTACTTGGAAGACTCTAGCGGCATTACCGTTTCGCAAGGACATATAATTGATTCTGGTAATTCGTGAACCTTGGTATTAATAATTATAGAGGTTTTGCAATCTGGACATTTATAAGTGTTTTTCATATACTCAGTATAGCAAACTTTGGCTTCAGGTGCAAGTGTGGTATGATTAAAGTATGTGTAATACTTGTGGTTCAAGACTAACACCCATAGCCTATGGAGTTCTTAATCCTGATATTTTAGAGATGGCAAGATCTGGTCATGTTATTATTGGTGATTCAGATGCTATTGATAGACCCGAATTTTATTGTTCTACTTGTACTGAGGCTTTTTAAAATAGTTTAAAGATTGATTGGCCATCTCGTTGGCTTCCTCTTCTGTATGACAATACCCAAACCCAAGAACTTTGCCTGACTTAGTTAATGTCCACTTCCAAGGAATTGGCGGTAGATAGAATGCATTTTTTTTAATGCTACTGTAATCAAACTCTTCAATCTTTATCTGGAATGTCATAAACAGACCTATAGCCTTTACTAACTAAATACCTTGCAATTTCAAGGTTTGCCACAAAATACCCAGCAAGCATACCAAATAGGAACTTAAGCATCTACTTTTTTATGGTCTTTCTTTAGATGGTTTGTTAAGGTTTCGTGGGCGAAGGGGGATCTAGATTCAATCTCCTTCTTACAAATATAACATATAATTATTCTAGCCATGATTATCTCCTACCCAATAAGATCCATAGTCCCAAAGACATACAGAATAAACTAAATAATGTTGAACTTAGTGTCATATACAAAGTATAGCAAATAAGGTTTAGTAAGTCAAATTTGTATTAATCAATACTTTAGAACGAAAACAACGCCAGGTGCACCAATTCCAGAAGCACCATTATTGGCTGCTCCACCACCGCCAGCACCGTAACCTGTTGCGTTAGTAATGGAACCATTTGTTCCCCAGTTTCCCCCACCACCAACTCCTAATGTATTTCCAGTTTTACCAGCATTTAAGTTAATACTATTATATATACCATTTCCGCCACCTATATTACCAAAACTTACAAATGGAAATGGAGAAAAATCACTTGCTGTAGCAGCAGTTGCGTTACGTCCTGCGCCTCTTCCTCCAGTAATGTTATAGATTCCTCCAGTTGCCGTGCCTCCTGCTGCTGTTCCAGTTCCAAGATTATCACCTGCAAACCTTACTCCACCGCTACCTCCGTTTGCAGTCATTCCTGCAAAAGTAGAGTTTCCACCTGCTAATCCAACAGTATTCGTTACCGAGGTCCCACCCGCACCAATGGTTACTGCCATACTGCCAGTTAATGCAACAATTTTTGCAGCCATACCTCCTGCGCCTCCGCCTGAAACATCGCCCTCTCCTGTTATGCTTCCTCCACTACCACCACCGCCGATTACTATGGCGTAACCAAAACCTGATGCAGAAGTTCCAGTATAAGTTCCTGTGGACGTAACAGTATCTAAGGTTCTACTTGGAAAATCATCAATCAAAATATCAGCCAATTTAGTAATAGTAACAATAACATTTGTTCCTGTGTTGGTATGAAAACGCACATTATCTGCCTCAGAACCCAAAGAAACATCTATAGTTCCACTTGCGGTTACAGCACGGACAATAAAAGTATTTCCGTTAAAAAAATCTACAGTTGATATGGTTCCAGCAATGCAACTAACCCTATAAATTGCAGGGGAAAAAACCAAAGTATCTCGGTAAACCGTATTTGCTGCTGCAGCGGTGATGGAAAAGGCTGAGGCTCCGCTACTTGCTGTTGGTGCTGGAAATACTGATATAGCCATTAATTGCTCCTAAGATAATATAAAATCATTATATCATTCTTTTGAGTCTATATGGTCCTGCTCGGTTAAATGGGTATTGAGTTCATACACGGTACCCCACCTTAAGTAGGGCTTATAGAGCCAATAAGATACACGTGCGTGGTACCTACATACAAGACCATAGTCATCGTGATCGCTGTAATGTAAGAACTTGTTGAGATGGTAATGAGCAGGCTTTTCGCACAGATTAGCAAACCACCTAAGAGGTAGGTTGTTCGTCTTGTGTTCCTTTGTAGACTTCCCTAGGAACCCATCTGACTTTTCCATCTTTATACTCTCTTTCATAACCAAGGGACTTCCAGTCCATCTTCATAATCTTTGGCTCTTTAATCTTGGTCAACCTTATAAGTCATTGCAACATAGCAAGCGACATATCCCATAAAAAATGCGGGAATAAGAAATAATACATTAATCATTTTGAACCTCCTTTATCATATAAGTATAGCACTCTGCACAGTAGGCACCACTCTTTACTACCTGAGTAGCATTAGTACCATAACAGTTTACACAGGTAATGCCAGTCATTGTCTATGCCGTTTCTTGTTTCCATACTTAGCCTTAACATCAGACCTAGCCTGATCTACAATAGCCTTCGTAATCTCTTCAACTGTAAACTCTTGGTCAAAGGTTTGTTCAGTATCCATTTAAGCACTCATTTCTTGTATGGTATAAACGTATTTTTGTCATAGTTTTTTTGTTCGGGGCATACAATTCTTCCCCACAACAAGCAGTCTTAAGATACCACTCTTTAGCAAAGAAGTCATAAACCAAGCCTTTAGCATTAGCATATTTCTTAGTTACAAAGGTTTGAAAAGGATCGGGGATTTCAAGGTTTTCTAGCATAAGCACACCATATCCTACCATCAGTCATAGTCTGATGAGTCTCCCAAAATAATGGATCTTTATGTGCCATCTCACATTTAATGCATTCGTTTGGATTCATAACTAAAGTGTACCAAAGTTCGGCGAAAAGTGCAACTAAAAGTCGGCGCAAAATAGAGGGTTCCAAACCTCCCCAAGCCCGACACGGGCTATAGCGGTTCTATCCCAAATATGCTTAGATATTCCTATGTTTCCAATTTAGCAGGGTATACAGAGCATAGCCGTACCAATTCTTACTACAAACCTTAATGCCATCTCCCCCATAATGATCCATCATAAATAGGATAAGCCTGGTTTTGTCATTTGTTCTAATAAACTTGCCACAGTCAATGCAAGACTCAAAGATATATTTAGATAGTGGTTTGTCAAAGTTTACATCGTTCATATACCAAGCATACCAGAAAAATCGGGGGATTTAAAGTGTGATCGTAATCCCTAGTATAAGATATAAGCCCCATATGCCCCATAGCCAGAACAACCCCAGAGAGTTATTTATCCCCTGGTTTATTCCTCAAATGAGGTTTGTTCCTCAAACATCTTATCCTGACATTTAGGACAGGCAGATGTAGGCTTTGAGGTTTGATAGGATACTTCAAACATACCCCCACAGTTAAAGCATAGTACATTAACCATAGTTAGCCCATCTTAATTGCTGGAGATATGCCATAAGGTTTAAGAATGCAAATAGACCTAAGAGCAATATAAAGAATAGTTTCATATAGCAATTATACCCTATGGACCATAGAGTTGTACACAGGTTTATCCACAATATGAGATGAGTTATCCACAGATTTGCTATAGTTATCCACAGATAAATCTTACTGATATTTTTTATATATGGTTTGGGTGGAGTGAAGTGGAGCATAGTGGGGAATGGACCATTTAGACAAAGGCGTTCGTAATGTCCACCGTGTTGCAGGGCCTACCACACAAACCTTCATATGTCAAACCTTCAAACCTTTATAGCCGAATTATACTCCCAAACCTTCATATTGTCAAACCTTTATAGCCTAAAAGCCCCTATAAAACCATAGACATTTTGTAGGATTTTGTCCAATAAATTAATAAAAAGGTTTGATAATATCTAAAAACCAGGGAAAAAGGTTTGATATCGTAATCTTTTATTTGGTGTGTAGTTATACTAGGGGGATTTGGTATCAGATCGTAATATACCCTGGTTCATATACCGTGGATCGTAATGTCTGATAGGATAGTTGGAGATCGTAATGTCGGGGATCGTAATAAAAGACTTGACAAACCTTAGTATCTAGAGTATACTGTGCCCCGTATATGGGGATATAAGGTTTGGGATCGTAATGTCTAAAAAGTCCAGTGAATTTTTTTGTTGGGTTCGTAAAGGAGGTTTGGCTAGAGGCCCCGTGATTTTTTTTCGAAGGTTCGTAAAGGACGTTTTTGGGGGCTTCGACTATTTCTTGAAATCGGCAGCGT